TCCTCCAATCCACTGTTCTACAATCGTAGTGACATCAAGATCAACATTTTCCAGGCCGGTTGTAAGAGATTGAGTTAGCAAAAAGGTTTCTGTATCGCTATTACCCGTAAGATATGAACCACCCCCTAACAATGTACCGGCATTGTCCGTCCAATATGTAGTATTAGACGCGCTCATCCAGTTGGCGCCTTCATTGCCTAACGTTAAATTCTTGTAGCTTTCAAGATCTAGTCCTACTCCCTCTTGCCATGATTGTGAAATAGCAAGTACATTTAATTTGTAATCTACAGGAACCGTTTTTGAATGCGCGGCATTATACATCCGTAAATAAAAACTAACACTGCCGCTAGCCGGTATATTTCCATTAGTCCTATCAGTGGAAATATCGGTGATAGGGAACTTAATGAGAATTCTAGAAAGCTCTTGCGAGCTAGTTGTTTGTCTTCCATAGATGGAAAAAGTTTCTAAAACGTCCGCTCTTCCCATGTTGGCGCCGGTGCCGCGAGTATTTAAGTTAGGCTGAAAGGCGTTAACGATAGTATCATTCGCATCTGGGGCGTATTTCTTAATCGCCATTATACAACCTTTCCTGTAATATCGGTGCTGGGAAACTTAATTTCCACCAATGCGTTTGCAGGCACTACCAAATAACTTCCGTCTGGGGATAAGTTCTCGTTAATATCGATGTTGGCGAATGAATAGTTGGCCCCCGTTTTATTAACGAGCTTAACTGTTAGAACATCCAACAATCCTTTAACATTCTTTAATTCACTATAAATATCGCTAATATAAAGGGGTTCACCAATGTATAGGGGAGAACTAAATTTGATTGCCAATGCATTAATAGCGTTATCTAATAAAGTAAACTTATCCGTACCAGTTGCAGCCTTCATTGTGAACTCAATTCCTAAATTGAGAATATAAGGATCTAAAATATCAACCGTATCGTTCATCATGCGATATTGATTTAACCATGTTTTTATATTATTTTTAATCGTGCTATTAGTTTTAATTAATTTTCCCTGACTATCTTCGGATATTACATATAAATTAAGATTTCTTTTTATAGAATTCGGATCCTTTTGAACGGAGCATCTTTTAATCGAACCAAACTTAGCCGACATCCTATATACCAGATTTTCATAATCTGCCTGCGTTACTGCCCTATTTTGTGTAGGAAAGGTGTCAAAAATTCTTCTTTTAATGTCAGTGGAGGTAGGTTCGGATACATCCCCTACAATAGGCTCTTCATTAGATATTTCTAAGGAATTTACCACTGTTTGAACAGTGCTCGTGGTAAGCAACTGTTGATCTTTGAAATCCATTTTCGAATTTCCAACTGAGTTTAACTTGCCAACGGCCACATTAGAATTAGTAGGATTAGTAACGCGATAAGTTACCGTTAAAGTAGTATTTGAAGGCACAATACCAAGAGTTTCATTTTTAGATAAACGAGTGGGATCAAAAGTAGTATCGGTTACATAATCTTTTCCAAAAACATTGATGGCTACCGCTTGAGGATTTGCCACCACATTGGTTTCTCCTGTTTTCCCGCTCCCAAATTGTAATGAAGCAGCCCTGCGTGTTCTTTCCACAACGAACTTTCTAGAAACCAGAAGAGGCTTAAGGATAGAAGGCACATTATCATTTTTATAATTGGTGTTCACAATTTCCTTTAAAACCATGTCTTGAGCTAAATAATCTACCTCAAAGTATTCATTTCCCTCAGAATCATTAACAGAAATAATTTCGGTAATATTGGGGCTAGAAAGCTGCACTTTTAAAAATTGCTGGTAGGCGCCTACCCTTATTCTTTCTTGGCTAAAATAGCCTGAGACTACATTACCATAAGCCTTAATTGCATAATAAGTTGGGGCGCCCGTCGTAGTATCCACTGTTGCGACCACCGTAGGGTTCTTAGAGTCTGCAAAATCTATGTTTTCAGTTAAAACAAAATTTAAACCATTTTCAGAAGTAAACCGGGATCCCTTTTTAACAACGGGAATATAACTAAGGTCGGGGCCTAAGCCGGTACTCGAAGCTGGTATGACCACAAAAAGGGCCGCCTTTCCATATGTTGATGGGCGCCCCTCAAATTTATAACCCAGAATACGGCCATGTCGCAAGACGTTATCATACTGATAAGCGGTGTCTAAGAATGATTCATTAACGTTATAATCCAAATAAAAGGAAAGTTGATCTCCAATATATGCAACTGCATCCAACATCAACGAGCCAAAGGAGGCTTCACTCCAATCCTTGAAGGTGTCTGGATAGAACCTTTCTGCTATTTGCGTTAAATCTTCACGAATAGTTTTATATTCGCGGTGTGTATAATCGATTGGAACTATTTTTTTCTGTTCGTCGGACATCAAAAACCCTCATTTTTTAAGTAGTTAATTCTAATAAATCTGAAACCTGAATTGCTGGGATAGAATATCTTATTTGAAGACCGAGATGGTTATTGTCAGGATCAGTTAATCCAAAATTGATTTCTCTAATTTGAACTGCCGGCAAATAAATGCGTACTTGTTCTCTAATCTTGCTTTCTATTCGAGCCTTGGTATCTATTCCAAAGTTCTCAAAAAGAAATGTTTTAATCCCAACGCCGAACTTGGGCTTCATCACTCTTTCCCCGGGATTCGTCAATATAATCATCTTCAAGTTTTGCTTTATAAGACCCTTGATATCTGTAACCATGTTGAACCCAGTTCCAGAATCTAATTCTAACGGAAGGGCGACTGCCAATGAACTCATTTTAATTTACCTCATAGTAATTATCATCTAATTCTTTTCTTCACACATTTCCCCATTAGCATTAAATGGATTTCCGCGTAATTTCCTCTTTTGCCAGCCGGATACCGCATCATCGCCCGGCTCTGCGATCATATCCTCTTTAAGCTCCTCTGTCACAGTAGAGCCTGGGGTATCGGCGCTTTCGTCGCGCTGGCCTGGTTTAAATCGTCGTGAATTATAAAAGCCTTTAAACATCTGTCTTATGCGGCTTTTTGAGTTTCTCAAAATAACTTGATCCCACTCATCCCAATCCGTCACAAATCGGCCACCGAAGAATCCAGGATCTCGATCAACTTTATGAGCCCAACCCTCAACGCCGGCGAGAGATGGCGCGCCGTCTGCATCAAATGTAATCATATTGCCTGGTTTCTGCTCGTCGTATTCGCCGGCGGCAGTGAGAGCGAGACAATAGCGGCCCTCGATGGCAACGCCATCGTCGTCGGTCTCTTGGTACCAGCCATCGTCCTCAGAGGGGGCGTCGTCGGCCGGGTCGAATGTGAAACACATGTCCCCGCCTGCGACGGCGGAGCCTCCTCCGGCAATGTCTGAATTTAGCGCGCCTAGAGGCACTACTTTCTCTCCAATCGAAGGCAAGAAGGCTTCTCCATTATAGATGGCCGTTGTGGCTGTGAGTTTATTGAGTGCGAAAATATACTGACTAACAAGTTTAATTTTGCCATCATCTTTAAGTTTATTAATCAAGCAATACAACAATTTGCTATCTTTTCCAAGATCTGTCTCGGGATCAAATTGATAGATTTTCACGTCTAATGCATTAACCTCCACCTCAGTAATAGTGTACGTGGTTCCCTCCATATTTAAAGAGAATCTCAATCCATATCTAACGCCCAACTCGCCTGTTACACCAACCACGTCGCCAGTAGTAGAATCGGTTACTAATTCCAAGGTGCCGGGATAAACATCCGAGATATTAGGCATAATCAAAGCTACCATGGCTTCTGTTTCGGAATCGTAGACTTCTTCCGATAACAAGTCTGGTCCTGGTGCGTTATAAGAACTGCCGATTCTAACGTATTTTTCAATAGTAAAAGATTTGTCGCTGCCTGCCGTTCCATAGTCAGCAATATCTCCAATATTAACAGATACCTCGCTAACAAACGGACTTAAAGTATCATGTACCTCATCTGAATGAAATTCACCCTCCATAAACATTATCTTGCCGTCATCATCTGTCACCACATGATAATACCCCACATAATCTTCACCTGCCGAGGTAGCTAATTCATTACCCTT